TGTTTCAACTGTCTCAATAGCTTTTTCTTCAGGTTTTTCTGCTGTAGTTTCCTGTGTTGCTACTTCTACTTTTTCTACCATTAATTTCCTCCAGGTATATTTTGTACAGCCTGTTGTATTTGTTCAGGACTAACTGAACCGTCTCTAACTCCATCAACAGCGCCTTGTATAGCAGGACCCATACCTTGATCTATTGCAGCTTGACCTGCTTGATCGGCTTGAGCTTGCTGTTGTTCTGCAGCTAGTGTTTCTTCATCTTTAATTAATCCTTCAGTATCAATACCGTGTGATGTAGCAATACGTGTAATTAAGTCATTGACATTAACTAATTGTGCTGTGTCAGGATTAATTGCAGCTAACTGACCTATATCTGCAATAAAAGCTCTTAACTTAATTAAGTCATTACCTCGACCTAAAGCTTCTACGCCAGTTATAATTGTTGGCTGAATACTACCTTTAGGTAATTTAGGGATCATCTGTTTTGCAGATAATCTTTTCATTAATAAATTAACTAAAGGTAATTGAAGTTCTTGTGATAACAACGAATATATACCACCTAAAGCAGATTCTAATTCGTTTGCTAATTTTCTAATTTCTTCTGCAGTAACTCTTTCAGCATCTCTTGTTACAGCACTTTGTAATAAGAAATCAAATGAAAGTCTTTCTGCTATTGTATTAATAGTTCTTTCAACTATTTGTAAATCGTATTGTTTTTCAGTTTGTAAAGTTGCAACATCATCTCTTATACCTGTAATAATGTCACCATTTTCTGACTCAATTAAATCTCTTTTTTTAGTTAGTGCATTTGGTTTTACTAAAAATACTACTTTTGAAGATGCAGCTGCTGACTCTAACAATGCTTTTGATAAACCTTCAATTGATTTTAAATCACCTAAAAATTCTTCACAGTACGATCGTCCGTAATCTTCCGTATCAACTCTAACCATACGCAATGGTAAATAAGGTAATTCATCTTCTTTATATGTACCGTAACTTCCAGGTATTTCTAATTTGTTACACTCTTGGTAACTTGAATATTTACCGTCTGGTAATCTTTTGATACAAGTATACAAATCAACTTCTTCATTACTATCTTCTAACAATTGACATGCAACTCTAATTTCTTCTGATAAAGCAACTGGTGCTATACTTTCTTTAATAACTATTTCTAATAAATTTCCATCACTATCTCTACTAATACAAAATTGTGTTAATGGATAAACTTTCATTGTTCCATCTTTAGGAAAATGTAACAACACATTACCAGTAATAATTAAATGTTTTAAAGCACTAAACACAGGAACTCGTAACGCACTTTGTTCAATAGCATTCATTACTTCTCTTTCAATTTTAGCTAAAGATTTTTCAACGTTCGTTTTTAATTTAGGGTCTTGTTCTAATTCTTCTCTAACTTTACCTGATAAACTTAATCTAAAGAAAGGTGCATTGGGTGGTAATAAAAGTAAAAGTAATTTAGATGCTAGATTATTAACTCCTCTAGAACCAATTGATTGAAATGGTGTATACAAAGTATTAGCATCGCCAAAACCTTCGTAAGGTAATAGTGCTGGTAAAGTTAATTCAGCACACTCTCTACCACGATCTAAAAATTGTTCTCTTTTAGCTGATAGCTTTTCGTATAATTTACTTAAACTTTTTTGTTCCATAAATTAATTTATTAAGACGGTATATTTAAACCTGAGTCACCGGCTGTCATTACGTCTGTTCTAAGTGACTTCTTGCCTATTTTTTTTCTAGCTTTTTTCTTAGCATTTTCCTGACCTTCAGTCTCTATAGCTAAGTCCAATTCTGGTACTTTGCTATCTGCTACTGGTGTTGGTACCGGAGCAGGTGCTGGAGGAGGAGGTGCTGGCATGCTAGGTCTTCTTGGTGCACACATATTATTTCCTCTTTAGTATGTTATCTGTTTGTTTTGATTTTAAAAATTCAACAACTGAACGCTGTCCACTTTTAAAAAATATTTCTCTTTCACTTTCGTTGATTGATGCACATTGATTAGGAAATATTTTGTCTAATTCTTTGATCAAATCATCTGTTTTAAGTGGTAAAGAAAAGTCTTCGTTTTTAGCCATAAGTTGTCTATTTTTATCTAAACATGCTACTATTTCTTATTTATTTTAGCTTCTTCATTAGCTATTAAATAATCAAGATAGTTTTTAGCTTTTAATAAATCTTCTAAACCATTTTTATTACGCCATCGCGAAACGTATTTGACAACATTACCCTCATTATAATCGAGCTTATTAGCCGTAATATAATCTCTTGGCTGGATTTTAAGTTTATTATAGTGCTTTGGATCGGTTGGATCAGGCATTTGGCCTCCACATTTTTATTTTTTTAGATTTAAAATTATAGTCACCATGCTGCAATATGTACGCTAATCTTGCTTGTAGTAGTGCATCATCTTTAGTTTGTTTAGCTTTAATAAAAGCTTCTTCTACTGCTGACCATATATTTTTAGTATTAAGTATTTGTGCTGCTTTAACAGGTCCTATACCTGGAGCTCCTGGAAAATTATCAACACTATCACCACACAATGTTTGAACCATATGATTATATACAGCTTTCTTTTTTGTGATTTTTTCTACAGTTTCTAAGTCTACTGAAATATTACCGGGTATAGTTTTTAAATCTTTATCTATAGATATAATTATTTTATTACCTTTTATATTTGGATCAGTTGCAAATATACCCATTAAATCATCTGCTTCTAATCTTGGCTCACTTATAGCTTCATGTTCTTCAAACAAATATCTTTTTATTTGAGGTAAGCAAGTTGGTTTTCTTTTATTAGTTCTGTTTAATTTATATGCTGGATATATTTGTTTTCTAAAGTTATTAGTATCAGATAAAAATACATATACTTTTTTAGCACTAAATGTTTCACTTACATTTTTTAAATAACTTTGTATTTTATCTTTACACTCTTTAAAGTCTGTGTGTAACGTCCACATGTCGTCACCCCAGTGTATTGCCTGTTCACTATTACTAGCTATAGTATAGGCTAATATATCACCATCAATTAATAATACATTTTTCATTTTTTCCTCTTAGTTTGTTTTTTTAAATATTTTGCAAGTGCGTATAATTCGTCTGCTGTAGCATCTCTTTTTATTGTGTTAGCTTTAGCTGAAATCCATTGAACATTATTTTTGACATAACCTTTTTTATTATTAATTCTATCTAGTGATGGACTAAATTGATTTAGACCACCACCAAATATTAAAGGAGTTTTAAATACAGGACACTTGTGGTCCTTAGGATATAACTTTTTTATTTCAGCTAGTGTTATTGTGTGTTTTAATTTTTTTATTTTAGCTCTACGTTTTGACGATTGCCAAGCTTGAGTAATACAAATATTAATATATTCATCTGTTTTAATCCATCGTTCTGATACTCGACTTTTACGAGTTCTTAAATCTAAGTATGTCCAACCTTTTTCTGTATAGCCACGCTTTAATATTCTACCACTTAGCTTTTTGCTAATGTATTTCTTTCCAACTATAGCCAATTTTACTATCTCCAGTTAGCGGAACTCTTAAATGAGATTTAACTCCAGCTCTTTCGATAGCTTTTATTACTTCTTTTTTAATTAACTCTTCTTTACCTTTCTTAACTTCTAATATTAATTCATCATGAATCCACGCAACTAGCTTACAATCTTTATTTAAAAACTGTTTGCACTCAGCGATCCAATGCTTACTAGCTATGGCTGCACCACTTTGTAATAAACTATTTAATGCACTATGTTGTGATCTACAAAATATTCGTCTACCATCTAACCCACCAATATCACCATTAGCAGAAACTTCTTGTACTTTAGTTACTAACTGTTTTAATGCAGGTATCTTTTTTAAAAACTTATCTTTTAATTTAAAACCTTCTTCTGTTGTTACACCCATTACTTCGCCTAGTTTTTTACCACCACCTCCGTAAAGCCAAGTGTACATAAATCTTTTTGCAAGCCATCTTTCTTCTTGCTTTAAACCTAATGCTTGTAGTGTTCGTGTATGTATGTCACCATTAATAACATCATCAGCATATTCGCCATTATCATAAGCTGACATATAATGACCTAATACTCGTAATTCTATTTGTGACATATCAGCTCCAACTAAAACATAACCTTCACTTGCACAAAATAATGAACGACACTCTGGTCCATACTCTAAAATTACTGCAGGTACTTGTGCTAAGTTTGGATTACTATGTGTAGCTCTACCTGTAATAGCACCATTAGTATTTATAGAACCATATAATCTATTATTGCGTTCTAGTTTTAACCAAGCATTGTTACCTTCTGCTATTTGAGCTATACGTTTTTGTATCATAAAATATCTTGATAACAATTTAGCTTCTGGCCACTGTAACTCTTTTAATATTTCATCATCAACTTTAGCTCTACCATCAGGTGTAAATTCTTTTGGTTGCCAATTACGATTTTGTTTTAATCTAAATGCTATATGATCTCTTGAATTAGGATTAAATTGTATTTCTTTTTTCTTAATAAAAGTAACACCAGCTTTATAACCCATTTTTTTATTGTCTCTTTTTGGTATAAACTTTGTTTCTTCAATCCAAGGCGGAAAAAACTTTTGTAATTCTAAACTTAATTTTTCACGTTCATCTGATAATGATGCGTATAATTTTTTAGCTGCAGCTGTATTAAAGCCAATACCATTGCCCATCATTTCTGTACACAATAGCTGCACATCATGCTCAAGTTTTAATGACTCTTCAGAATATTCTTTTGATAATATTTTATTATATAATGTATGAGTAACATGAACATCTTGCTCACAATACTTTAACATTTCAGGTGTAAATGTGTCCCATGATTGTGGCTTTTCACCTTTGTGCATTTTAAGTCTATAACCCCAAGCTTTTAATGACTGCGAACCTATTAAATTTTTTGGAAAACCATTGTGCATTAATTTAAAATCAACTTCTTTTATATGCGCAAATATTAATCGTGTTGCTACAAGTGTATCAAACAGTTCTGCTTTAGTTTTTATATTTAAAATTTTTTTAATAACAGGCATATCAAAAGCAATTATGTTATGACCTATAAGCATTTTAGCTTCTTTAATTTTTTCTATACAAACATTTGTATCTGTAAATACTTCATTAGTATTAATGTCTTTCATTACAATACAATGTATTTTTGTAACCTTATCTAAAAGGTTGTCGCATTCTAAGTCTAATATATAGTTCATTAATTTAACCTCACGTATCTAACTTCAACTAAAAAAGCGTGTTCGCTAATTGCTGAAATCATATCTAACATTTGAATAATTTTTTCTGCATCTGCTTCTCTAAAAACATAAATGTTTTGTATTTTGTCTGTATCACGAGCTGACTCGAGAGCTTTGCTTATTAGC